GTGCTCGCACTCATAGACCGCCGTGCTCGGGTCGTTGTTGTCCCATTTCAGCTGCGGCCACTTGAGCCACTGCATCGTCTTGCAGCTCGGGCACGGGACGAAATACCGCCGCTGGTCGCTGCGTTGATACTCGGCCTCGATCCGGCTGAAGTCCTTCACCGTCGGCGTGCTGGTGAGCAGGATCTTGCGCCGCGCAAACGTCGTCGCCCTCTTCTCCGCCAAGCTCACCGGATCGCCTTCCCCGTCCACGTCCAGCGGGAAAGCGTCCACCTCATCGCAGAAGATGTACCGACACGGCGTCGAGCGCAGCCCGGTTGCGCTATTTGCTCCGGTGAGCAGCATCATCCCGCCGGGGAAATCCTTGCTGAACATCGTGTTTCCCGAGTCCCGGCTGCGGCTCGGCGCGATCTTCTCCGCCAGGATCGGCGTCTCGGTGATCAGGCTCTCGAGCCGCTGCTTGCTCAACCGCTTGGCCATCTCCACCGTCGGCTGCACCAGCAGCATCGGCCCCGGCGCGTGAGCGATCACATAGCCCAGCCAATTTGAGCCGCTCTCGGTCTTGCCCGTTTGCGCCGCAAACATCATCACCACCCGCTGCACCTGGCTGTTGCTGCTCAGGCAGTCCATCGGCTCGCGCAGGTACGGCGTCCGGTTGGTGCGCCACGGCCCAGGCTCTGCGCTCGCCTTGCTGCTCAGCCGTCGGTGCTTGTCGGCCCATTCGCTCACCGTCAGCGGCGGCTCCGGCCGCAGGCCGTCCATGAACGCCGTGCGCCAGACGCTCATCAGCCCGCCTCCACCAGCGACAGCAGCGCATCACGGTGCTCATCGCTGAGCAGCTGGTGGATCACCGCCGGGTCCGTCTCGCCCGCCAGCTGGTGGCTCAGCCGATCGGCCAGGTTCGAGAGCGCCTCGCGGATGCTCCGGCCCACCTGGAAGGCGTCCTTCTTCACCTCCTCGGCCGGCACCAGCTCGCGCCGTTGCTGCGCCACCTGCAGCTTGCTCAGCTCGGCCTGGTAGTGCTCGCGCCGTGCCCGGCTTTCGTTCAGCTCCGGGATCGCATCATCAGGCAGTGCGTCAATCGCGCGCTTCAGCTCCCGCGGATCCTCGATCGGATCGCCCTGCCGGATCTTCGCGTTGTGCGTCGCCTTCGTGTTCCGATCCCACAGCTCCAGCGCCAAGTCCCGGTCCAGCCACCGCTTCCCGTCCTTCTCCACCACCGCCGCAGCAATGCGGCTCTTCGTGGCCGCCGTCACTGAGCCCTTCGCGCAGCCTTTGATCGCCGCAAACTCGCTAAAGGTGACAAGCAAGGTCTTGCAGCCCCTTACGTTGAACAAATCGTAGTGAACTATTGAACTGCGGAACGGGGAAGGGGAAATTTATTGCCGTTTTTACCGCTGAGTCCCGTTTGATACTGCTGAGATCTGGCGCTAGCCCTCGTCTGCGGCCGGGAAACACCCGCGGCCAAACCCCCAGGGAGGACCCGTGCCCTTGAGGCCACAGTGTGGCGCTCCTGCAACAGGTCAGCGAGCCCCGAGCCTGCGTGCCACCTCGGCGTCGAAGGCTGCGACCAGCTGCGCGCGCCATGCCTGCGTGAAGCCTTGCTCAAGCACCTGGCGGACAGGGAACTGCGAGCGCCGGGTCTTGGGGTTGGGGTCGAGGGTGAACACCCGGCGCGTGGTGCTCTCCAGCGTCGAAGTGCGGCCGATGAATCCTTCCTTCCGCTCGAAGATCGCTTTCACGCTGCTGCCCCGCTTGACCGGGGCGATGAAGTACTGCCCGCCGCCTTGACGTGCGCTCGCCAGGATTGTGGCGTACTTGCTGAGCGGCACGTTGCCTGCTGCGTTAATCAGCCCTGAGCCCTTGGCCGGGATCAGCACAGCACCACGTGGCAGGTGAGCGATCTTGCTGGCGGATAGGTCAGCGGCTTTCAGCTTCGGCGTGGTGCCAGCCACGATCGGCTGAAGGTACTTGCCGGCCGGGTTGCCGCGACTTTGCGCGTCAGCCTTGAAGCCCACTTCGGCGGTGAGGTTGTCAGCGCGAGCAAAGCGGACGTAGGTGCCACCCAGCGTCCAGCGGGTCGGGTTGTCGATGTAGCGGGGGGTCGCCTGCTTGAGCTGCGCCTGAGCGGCCTGTGCGGCGCCTGTGAGCGCCCTGGCGGCCACGTAGCGCAGGTTCTGATCCGTGAGCAGCCGCACGCGCTTGTCGAGCGCCTGGAGCGCCTCTGCGTCGAAGTCGATGCGGATGGAGGCCATGGGCCAAGGGTAGGCAGGCCAGCCAGCGCAGAAAAGAAAAACCCCCAGCGTCTCCAAGAACGCCAGGGGTTCAGTAGGAGCTGTCTCCCACCCACGGGGGTAAATGTACGCCAGATCAGGGCTGCAACAGCTGTAACGGCGTGTAACAAGAGGCGTTACAACCGAAACCCTTTGCGGTGCAGGCACTTAGCGCCCCTTGTAACGCTGTAACACCTTTTTATAAAAATAGATATTTATAAGAGGGGGTCTGAGAGGGTGTAAGCACACACACATGCGCGTGTAAGAGGGGCTATGTTTTCTGGCGAAAAGCGTTACAGCGTTACAAACTGGCCTAAGCCCTTGCAGCGCAACGTGTTACGCCGTTACAAGAGGCCGTTACAAGTCGCCGATTTGTAACGCTACGGCCCTGGAAACGGTCCCGCAGCCCTTGAAACGGGTCGGCCCGATCTTGGTCGCACCCTTCAGCCTGGAGAGCAGCGTGCCCCAGCTGTGGGTCCATTGCGTATCGCGCAGGATGATCGCGATGGCTTCGGCGGTGTTGCTGACGATCAGCGTGGCCGTCTCCTGATCGACCATGAGGCCGTAACGCTCAAGGGTGTGCCGCGCCGTGCTGGGCATCACATCACGATCTGCCTGGTGGTGCATGGCGATCTCCACCAACTCGCCGATGGTGCGCGTGCAGGTCTTTTCTTCGGTCTCGACGCGCAACTGATGCTGCAGGATGCGGCGGATGCAGCGCTGCTCATCGGGCACCTCGGTGGACTGGCTGTAGGGCTCCCAATCGTTCTGCTTGATAAGCTCACGCGCTTCGACATCGGTAGGCACCTGGCTCGACATCAGGGACCATGCGCCGGCCAGCAGAGTGCCGTATTGGTCACCGAGGCGTTGGCTGTCGAAATGCTCGGCGGCCACACGCGTGAACACCCGAACTGATTGCCGAATGGTGGGGATCAGACCAACGGTGCGAGCAATGAGCCGCCGGCCGGTGTCGGCATCGATGTGATGATCGAGATCACGATCGAGCGCCTCCCAATGAGCGATGCGCTGTTCCTTTGGAATTTCGGTCGGTGAGCGAAGGGTGAGCTGGGCAAAACGGCTGCGATCGGCGCCCTGCTTGAGCGCAGTGGCGATCGAGCTCATGAGAAACATTGACCGAATGTTGAAGCGGGTCACGTCGCCGCCAGGGCTGCCCTTGAGCATGGTGGCGTGCGACTCACTGGACGCAACGCGAGCCAGAGCGAGGATGTTCTGCATTCGCACCTGGTCGGCCTTTTCGTTGGACTCGGCCTCATCGAACACGACGGGCAGGGCATCGCATCGCAGCGTCTGGCGCAGGCCTGCTTCGGTGGTGTTGCCAGCGACGATCAGGCCCATGTCAGCCAGCAGCGGAGCGACGTAGCGATCGAGGATTGCGGATTTGCCGGACCCGGCGGCAGCGGTTAGCCAGACGTGTGGCCGCCAAGGCAAAGCACCGCAGATTGGCGCGAGGGTGACCCAGCCGGCGAGTAGCAGGCCGGAGGCCGGCACCTCCCAATGGAAGCGCTCGACCAGCTCACAAATGGCGTAAGCCTCTGGATCGGTGAGTGGAGCAACGGCGCCGGGACCGGTGAGCTCCGACATGCGCTGATAGAGATAGCTGGAATCAAACGGCCGCAGCACCGGATGGGTCCGGCCATTGACGATCAAGCGATCGCCAAGGTGGAGAATGGTGCGTTTTTCATCCCACCATGCGCCGCGGCCACGGATCCGATCAGGGTTGTAGACGCCGCGATCGGCGTTAATGGCAAACAGGGTTGCGGCGGCTTGGGTCCAATCAACGCCACCGCGATCGCTACCTGCAATCTGTTTCCAGTAATCGAGGGGCGCGAGCGCAACCAGGTTGGTTGAGGTGTGCGCAGAGCGCGAAAGGCGCAACACCTGCCCGGTGCTGTGGGGGCGGTAGTAATAGGCGTCGCCGTCAAACCCAAGGCATGTGTAGTGAGCGTTGGGGTCGAGATCGGGCTGCTCGGGTTCGGTTTCAGGCTGCAGCTCAGGTTGTTCGGGTTCAGGATCGAGCTCGAGGGGCTGAGACAAGTTGGCCTTGATGTAAGCCGCGGCCTCATCGACTGACCAGGTGGCATCAGCAAGATCCCAACCTTCAGGCACACCAGCTGGCGGGGTGACCATCTGCACGCGATCGACAGGGAGGCGCAGCAGCTTCTGTGCAAGCTGATCCATGGCGTGCTGGCCAACGGCATCAGCATCTGGCCAGAGAATGACGCGCCTGCCGGTCAGGGGCGACCAGTCGGTCTTGTCGATGGCCTTGCAGCCGGATGGCCATGTGGTGACCACCGCGCGTGGGTAAAGCCGCGCTGCAGCATCTGCGGCCTTCTCACCTTCGACCACCAACACGGTGCCGGTATGGATGCGCAACTGACTCAGGTTCAGCAACGGCCGCGGCGCAGGTGGAGCCTTCCATTCCCAGCGGCTGCCTGACCACCAAAGCGGGCGGATCTTTTTGCCGGGGAAGCGGCACACCAGGAAGGCTTCGCTGTAGCGCCAGACGTGCTCAGCGCCCTTGGTGGGCGGCTCTGGCCGCTGCGGGGCGATGCCAAGATGCTGCTCAACGCGTTCGGCGGCCTCCTTAAACGTCCAACCGGTGCGGCGCATCAGCAGTTCCATGCCGTTGCCGGCACCACCAGATTGCGACGGGCCGCCGCACTGGTTGCAAAACCAGGAGCCGGAACCGTCCTGGTCATCGAAGCGATAGCGATCACGGCCGCCGCAAAGCGGGCAGGGTTGATGCTTGTCGGTGAGCTGATCGCTGGAGAGGCCAGCCAGCGCGCCGAGGATCTGGGGCCAATGGCCCTTGGCGAGCTCAGTGATCTTGGTCATGGGTGAGTGAGAAAACGAACTGCTGAACGGCCGCCTTGGATTCCTGCTTTTCAGTGCGGCGTGCGTCGGCGATGGCCTGAAGGCGCTGAGGCCATAGGCGCTCCACCTTGGCCAGAAGCGACGACTGAAGCACGTGATCGAGCTTGGCGATGCGGGCCAGCTCGTTTTCGTCGGTCTCGCCGGTGAAGCAGTGGTAGCGAAGCTCTGGCGTTAGCCAGGCGTCGAGCTCAGCCAGGAACCGCTCGGCGATGCGGTTGCGGCGTTTCATCGGCCAGCCTTTTGCATGGCCGCGGCGATGAGCTGACGGACATAGCCAGAACGTGAGATCAGAGCCATGGCGGCCTGACGGTCGAGCCAAAAAATCTGCTCGGGAGTGAGATCGAGCGTGATGGTGCGGCGCTGAGGGCGCTCAGTCTGCATGGGAAGCGCTGGGGTTTCGCTGGGGAAATGCTAGCGGGTTTTCAATGATGTGGCAGGCATCCGTTACAGACCGCGCCACCCCGGCGATGCCACCAGCGTCCTGGACCACGCCGAGCCATGCCTGCTGCTCGGGGCGCAGGCGACCGGTGGCGGTCTTGATCTCGATGCTGCAGAAAACGGCGAGCCGGCGGCCAACCATGTCGGGGGTGACCACCACGCTGCGCCAACCGATCAGGTCAGCGGAACCTCTCGCGAGGCCGAAGGTGACCAGCCGGCCGGTGCGTGGGTCGGGAAGACTGCCGACCTGGTTGCGGAAAAGGCGAGCATCGGGCCGCGTGCCGAGCGCGAGCCTGATGCGCTGCTGCAGCTCGGTCTCCTGGTTGGCCATCGGACGGGGCACATCAGGCCCCATTCTTCATCGATCGGGCATGGGCGACATGTTTTGCCCAGGCTACGGGGTTTTTCATGCCGCGCTGCTGGCCGAGTTGGATCAGCTGCTGCAGGGTGCGCGCCTGGCCTTGATCGCGGCGCCTGGCACGCTGGACAGCCTCCCGCGCCAGTTCCTGCAGCTCACCTTCACGCTGCTTGATCTCACGGGCGCTGAGCTTGCTTGGAGCACCACAGCAGGGGCAGATCGGCTGCGGCTTGAAGGCGGCGAAACACACCTCGCAGGTGCGCACAGCTGGCGTTGGTGGCCCGCCATTCCGCATCTGGCGCCGAGCATCATCCAGGCTCCACTCGCGTTCGTCGTCGGGGAAACCATGCCGGTGGACGTTGCCCACATGGTCGAAGATCAGCGCGTGGGTCTTGCCCGGTGCGGGGCGCAGCACCCGGCCAACCTGCTGCAGGTAGAGGCCCTCGGATTGCGTGGGGCGCAGCAGGATGGCGCAGCCGACCGATGGCACGTCGGTGCCTTCGCTGATCACGTCCACCGACACCAGCACCTGCAGCGCGCCGGTGGCTAGATCATCAATCAGCTGCTCGCGCTCCTCAACGGGAGTGGTACCCAAGACGACGTGCGACCGGATGCCGCAGGCACGGAATTGTGCGGCAACGTGCTCAGCGTGCGCAGTGGTGCAGCAGAACGCGATGGCTGAACAGCCGCGGCCAAGGCGTTGATAATGCTCAATCGCATCGCCGGTGATTGTTGGCTTATCGAGTTGAGCAGCCGCTTCTTCCGGGGCGTAATCCCCTGAGCGGACTCGGATTTTTGACAGTTGCGCGACGGAAGCCGGTGCGTAAATTTTTGCCGGTGTGAGGAAATTCTGCGCAGTCAGCTGCTGCACCGAGGGGCCGAGCACCAGGCGATCAAACATGGCACCGAGGCCGCGCCCATCACGGCGCACCGGGGTGGCGGTGACGCCCAACCGATAGGCCGCAGGCCAGTGGCTGAGCACGCTTTCCCACGTGCCGGCGACAGCGTGATGCGCCTCATCAACAACGATGAGATCGGGCTGCCATGTTTGCAGCTTGAGGCGGCGGGCGAGTGTCTGCACCGACGCGACTTGGACTGGTTGGTCTGAGGGATCAAAACCGGCCGCAATGATGCCGTGAGCAACGCCGGCCCAAGTGAGCTTCGCGCTGGCCTGCCGGATCAGCTCACGCCGGTGGACCATGATCAGCACACGACGACCACGCTCGACGGCACCAGCAGTGATGGCGCTGAAGATCACGGTTTTGCCCATCCCGGTGGCACCCACCAGCAACGGAGCGCAAGCGCCCAAGCGGTAAGCAGCGCGCAGATCGTCGATTGCGCGGGTTTGGTAGTCGCGAAGCGTGAGACTCATAAGACTTGACCTGAACGGTCGGGAAGAAATACCAAGAGCGGTGGCCGGACACTAGCCGG